GAGGGCAATCAGCACAAATTCCTTTTAACAGACTTGGTGGTACAAGTTTTGTAATGGATGACGGCGATGACAAAATTTTACGCAAAGGTCCTGCAGGTACAACTAAAAAAGAATTTGTTAATCACGAAAAAGGTGAAAAAGGCGGAGATTACACAGTACCACACAACGAACTTGTGCGTATTAGAACACGTACAGGACATCAAATATTATTACATCAAACAGAAGATCTAATACGCATAGATCATGGCAGTGGTAACAGTTGGATTGAAATGACGTCTAATGGTAAAATTGATGTGTATGCAAAAGACAGTATTAGTATGCACACCGAAAACGATCTCAACATTACAGCAGATAGAGATATTAACTTAAATGCAGGACGCAACTTTAATGTGTTGTCAAAAGATGATATCCAGATTGAAACAAACGCAGATATGATAACGTATGTTGCAGGAAACAATCAAGTTACGACACTTGGATTTTTTGATTTAAACACAACAGGACCAAACAAGTTTACAGCCGGCGGCGCAACAGATATACTCAGCGGAGGAAACCATACAGAAACCGCTCCAAATATCCATATGAATGGACCGCAGGCCGCTACCGCTACCGCGGGTACTCCGTTGAGTACACACATCTTACCTTCAGGACCTTACAAGACACCTACAAAAACTGCATCAACATCATTACACAAGCGTTTGCCACAACACGAACCTTGGCCACATCACGAAAATGTTGATCCGTTTGCATACAAACCTCTAAGAACAAACAGACTTAATGAACAACCTATACCTGAAAGTTTTGATTATGACAATACTCCAGACACCTTTAAGAAGGGTGTATAAATACTAATATGAGTAGTTTAGAGAAAAATACAGTAAGAACTGTTAGAGTAAGATCTACGGTTAAGGAACAGCCACCTGTAAAAGGTAGAGCATATAAAGGCCTTAGCACAGTCAATCCAAACAACAAATCTTACGCATTATACGACATTGGATTAATTAAACAGGATTTACTTAATCACTTCCATATTAGACAAGGTGAAAAACTTGAAAATCCAGAGTTTGGAACTATTATATGGGACGTATTGTTTGAACCTTTAACAGATTCATTGAAACAAGCAATTATAAACAATGTAACAGAAATAATTAACGGTGATCCAAGAATAAATGCAACTGGAATCATTGTTGATCAATACGAAAGCGGTATTCAAATTGAGTGTGATCTCACTTACTTGCCGTACAACATATCTGAACAAATGAAATTTAGTTTTGACAAGGATGCAGGCTTTGCATCTTAAGGAATTAAGTACTCAGATATCTCGTTTAAATAAATACATTGTAAGAGGAAAATAGATGTCAACAACGGATAGACAAAATAGATTATTACTTGCTGAAGATTGGAAGCGAGTATATCAAACATTTAAAACTGCGGACTTCAAATCGTACGATTTTGATAGTTTACGTAGAACTATGATCGCATATTTGCGTGAAAACTATCCAGAAGACTTTAATGACTATATTGAAAGTTCAGAATACCTTGCACTAATTGATCTTATTGCATATCTTGGACAAAACATAGCATTCCGTGTTGATTTAAATGCACGTGAAAACTTCCTTGAATTAGCAGAACGTAGAGAAAGCGTATTACGTTTAGCACGTTTACTTTCTTATAATCCAAAGCGTAATCAATCAGCAAACGGATTAATGAAGTTTGAAAGTGTACAAACATCAGAAGCAATCAATGACACTAACGGTGTTAACTTATCAGGACAATCTATACAATGGAATGATCCATCAAATCCTGATTGGTCAGAACAGTTTAGAAAAATTTTAAATGCGGCATTACCAGAAAACAGCATTGTAGGTAAGCCAGTAAAGAAAGAAACTATTGCAGGTATTACAACTGAGCAATATCGTTTCAATGCATCAAATACAAACTTGCCTGTTTATAGTTTTAATAAAAACGTAGGCGAAAAGAATATTGTATTTGAAGTAACATCTACAACTATTGACGCTAATAAGATTTACGAAGAAGATCCGTTACCAGGTAACAGTTTAGCATTTTTATATAGAGAAGACGGCAAAGGCGCTGGTAGTTCAAACTCGGGATATTTTGTACACTTTAGACAAGGTGTATTAGACACAGGTAATTTTTCAATTGAAAATCCAACTACTAACCAAGCAGTTGCAATTGACACAACAAATATTAATAATTCAGATGTTTGGCTTTATCAATTAGATAGTAACGGAAACGAAACAAAATTATGGACTAAGGTTGAAGCAACTGAAGGCAACAACGTAATTTATAATAGTGTTAATAAACAGAACAGAAGTTTGTATGCTGTACAATCACGTATTGATGACAGAATTAGTTTATTATTTGCAGACGGAACATTTGGCGATTTACCTAAAGGACAATTTAGATGTTACTTTAGAAAAGGACTTGGTAGCAAGTTTTCAATCCAACCTGAAGAATTAACTAATGTAACTATTAGTGTGCCATATACAAGTCGTGCAGGCACACCTGAAATACTTACGTTTACATGTTCACTAAAATACACAGTTGATAATGCAAGTGGTCCAGAAACTAATAAAAGCATTAAAGAAAATGCTCCAAGTACATACTATACACAAAATAGAATGATTACTGGTGAAGACTATAATGTTGCACCAAGAGCAGTTAGTCAAGAAGTAGTTAAAGTAAAAAGCATCAACAGAACAAGTTCAGGTATTTCAAGATATTTTGATTTAATTGACTCAACAGGAAAGTATTCAAGTACAAACATATTTGGTAACGATGGTGTTATCTATAAAGATGTGTTTGATAAAAAGAGTAGTTTTTCTTTTAATACAAAAACAGACGTAGAAGGTAACATTCAAAACGTAGTTACACCGTTACTTTCAAACAGCGTAGTTAAAAACTTTTTCTTAAATCAGTTTCCTAAAATATCAACAACAGACTTACAAGCAGTTTGGACACAAGTTGCAAGACAAACTAATAACTCCAGCGGTTATATGTCAGACTCATTAGATATTAAATTAACAGTAGGAACATTTACTGGTAGCACACTAAAATATTTAGAGCCAGGTGCTATTGTTAAATTTGTTGCGCCAGCAGGCAAACATTTTATGAAAGATAATATTAATGTATTAATGGACGGTAATGCAGATCATCCTAATTCATCAAGATACCTTTGGACTAAAGTTATTAGAGTAAATGAAAAAGGTACTGAAAATTATGCTGATGGACAAGGTCCTATTATTTTCAATGATGTTATTCCAACAGGTGCATTATTAGATGAGATTAAACCTAAGTTTGCAACAAACTTAACAACAGATGTTACAACACAAATGATTGATCAAATCTTTGCTTACAAAACATTTGGTTTACGTTACAGTACTACAGATAGAGAATGGCGTGTAATTCTTAATAACAATCTAAGTATTGGTAATAAATTTAACATGGGTAAGACTGGCGACATATCAGGACAGAATTTAGACTCAAGTTGGCTAATGTTATTTGAAACAGACGGTGAAAAGTATACTATTACTTACAGAGGTGTTAGATACGTTTTTGAAAGTAATAAAGAAGTTAAATTTTACTTTGATGAAACAGACAGGATTTACGATAGTAGAACAGGACAAGTTGTTAGAGATAAAATTAATATAATGTCAATCAACAAGAAACCAGATTCAAGTTTACCTGAAACTGTTGATTATCCTTGGCAAGTTACTAAAGAGTTTAGAGATGATGAAGGATATATTAATAGTAAAAAAGTAGAAGTAGGTTTCTTTGACAGTGACGGCGACGGTGTTGTTGATAATCCAGACTTGTTTGATGCGTTTGTTGCACAAACAACTAATCCTTTAACAAAATGGGTTTTCTTCAAAGAAAAGATTTCAAACAATCAGTCTACAAATTATGATTATGTAGATGCTGGTGTAGAAAATATTAAAACGTTTTCATCAGAAACAGCAACAGGTGCATTATCTCAATATGATGACGGTACGATATTTTACTTTACAGATACAAATGTGTTTAAGGTATACAGCAAAGCAACTGCAAACTTAACACTAAAAACAGGTTACAAAGCATATCAAGGTAGAGATAAACTTGTATTCCAATATGTACACAGTGCTGATGAGAATAATAGATTAGATCCAAGTAGTTCTAATATTATTGACACATACTTGTTAACAAAAACATATGATAGATCATTTAGACAGTACTTGGCAAATACTATAACTACTAAACCTTTACCACCAAGTTCAGATGAATTATTTCAAAACTTTGGAGCAGAAATTAATAAGATTAAATCAATTAGTGATGAAGTAATTTATCACCCAGTTAACTATAAAATATTGTTTGGTAACAAAGCAGATTCAGATTTACAAGCAACATTTAAAGTTGTTAAAAATCCAGAAGTAATAACTAATGACAATGATATTAAGTTAAGGATTGTACAAGCAATTAATGAATTTTTTGCTTTAGAATTTTGGGACTTTGGAGACAAGTTTAGTTTTACAGAACTATCTACATATATTGTTAATGTGTTAGCACCAGACATTACAACACTTGTGTTAGTACCTAATCAAATAGAGAAAGCATTTGGAAGTTTATACGAAGTATCAACAGAAAACGATGAAATTTTCATTAGTGGAGCAACTGTTGATAATGTTGAAATAATTGATAGCCTTACAGCATCAAGATTAAAAGCAACAGGTAGTGTAGTAAGTACAGCCACAACAGAGAATGCAGGAATTACATCAAGTGCAAATACAAGTACAAATACATCAAGTTCAAGTTCAAGTAGCGGAGGTTACTAATGGCTTACGATAATGACCAGAATGATATTCCAATTGGTCCAAACGAAGACGGCGAAAATCGAACAAGCATATCTCATCTACCTAAGTATTTTAGAACTCCGGCAAATAAAAAGTTTTTAACAAGCACACTGGATCAGTTTATGAATCCAGGAGAAGTTGAAAAACTTAATTCATACTACGGACGTAGAGACGCAAAAGCAATTCAGCCAACAGACAACTATGTTAATGACGTTTCAAACGAAAGACAAAATTATCAATTAGAACCAGCAGTTGTTTTAAAAGACAATGTTGACAATGTTGACTTTTATAAAGACTACAACGATTACATAAACCAACTAAGAGCGTTTGGTAATAGAAATCCTGATCATAGTAAAATTAACGCACAAGAATATTATGCGTGGCAACCACATGTTGATTGGGATAAGTTTACAAACTTTAGAGAATACTATTGGCTTCCGGCAGGACCACAAGTATTACCTATCTTTGGACAGAACAAAGAAATTGTTTCGACATTTAAAGTATCCGTGGAGGAAAATGATGATAACGTAGCGTATAAATTTACCCCAACAGGTTTAACACAAAATCCTACTCTAAAACTTTACAAAGGTCAAACTTACATATTTGAGATTGATACACCTGGACATCCAATAGCATTTGCAACCAATAGAGCATTTACTCCAGGACAAGCAATTATAACTGAGACAGTTGAAGGTGTGTTGGCACCTGGTAAGTTTGAAGCAGAATTATATGACACCGATGGCTATGACACAGGTGATTACATAGTAGAGCCTGTCGAAGGCGGTATAACTGGATTTAAGGACGGAGATAATATCTCTACAATTTATACCGACGGTGTAGAATCAGCAACAGTGTATGTAGAAAAAGGCACACTTAAATTTACAGTGCCACTTGATGCACCTGATACATTATTTTATATCAGTCAAAGTGATGTAAACACATCAGGCTTAGTTACACTTTACAATATTTTAGAAAATACAGAGATAGATGTAGAAAAAGAAATTCTACAAAAATTAACTTATACAACAAGAACAGACACTGATTTATCCAATGGTATGTTAGTAGAGTTTTTAGGTGAGGTAACACCAGCAAAGTATAGCGAAGGATATTGGTACGTTGAAGGAGTTGGTGAATCTATACAACTAATCAACAAAGCAGATCTTGAAATTACTGGAGCATATAGTTCAAATATATTTGTACCATTTGATACAGAAAACTTTGATAAGTTACCCTTTGGTCAAGCACTTAACTATCCTAAAGAACAAGACTACATTACAATTAATAGAGCAAGTATTGATGGTAACCAATGGAGTAGACATAATCGCTGGTTCCACAAAGACACTATTGAAAAAATTGCCATAGCAAATGGTACAGAAGTTTCATTAGATCAAACGCAACGTGCTAAACGCCCTATCATTGAATTCAATGCAGGATTACGTTTATATAACTTTGGTAGTATGAAGAAGACAAACGTTGACTTGATTGACGACTTTACAGTTGATGTGTTTAGTACTATCGAAGGAAGTGAAGGTTATAACATTGACGGTATTGAAGTTACAGCAGGATTGCGTATACTTTTCACTAAAGATCCTGACATTAGAGTTAATGGTAGAATTTACAAAGTAAAATTTATTAAACACAATGGCCAACAACAAATTACGTTGCAAGAAGAAACAGATACAACTCCATTAGAAAATGAAACAGTATTAGTTGCAGGTGGTACAGTAAACGCAGGTAAAATTTATTGGTACAATGGTACTAAATGGATTAAAGCACAAGACAAACTAACAACAAATCAAAAACCTAAATTTAATCTTTATGATATTACTGATGTAAGTTTTGATACGTACACCGCAAATACATTTACAGGTAGTTCTTTGTTTAGTTACAAACAAGGTTCGGGTGCTAATGATCCTGTAATAGGAATACCTTTAACTTATAGAAATATTGAAAACAGTGGAGATATTGTTTTTAACTTTGATTTGTTAACAGACTCTTTTACATTTCAACTTGCACAAAAAAACTATACACAGAATACAAATTCGTCTACTCTAAGAAAATACACAGGACTAAACACTTATACAAATGTAAGTGGTTGGGAAAAAGCAGATACAGATAGTGTACAAAAAGTTGTACGTCAGTATACAGTAGACGGACAAAAAAACGGATTTGCAATTGATGTATATGAAAGAAGTGGCGATTTAAATAACTTAGATGTACAAGTACTTGTAAACAACGTAAGACAAACTGCTTGGTCATTAAACAGACAAAACGGTATTGCTTATGTACAGTTTGTTACTCCGCTAACAAATGGCGATAATTTAATAATCTATACTACAAGTGAAGCAGACAAAAACGAAAATGGAAAATACGAGTTTCCAATTAACTTGCAGAATAATCCACTTAATGAAAACATTAGTACTTTTACATATGGAGAAGTAACTGATCATGTAACTACTATTATTGATAATGTTAAGGGATTTAAAGGTTCTTTTCCAGGATCAAGTAACTTACGTAACTTAGGCGGCCTTGCAAAACTTGGTACAAAATTTGTACAGCACTCGGGTGTTATTCCGTTATCGTTGTATCACATTACAAACAAAGATTACAATATTGTAAAAGCACTTAGATTTGCAAGAAAAGAATATGCAAAGTTTAAAAGAGCAGTAGTAGATATTTCAGAAAATTTAGGCTTAGACGGATCAGCACAATACTTGACTGATAAAGTAATTGAGAAATGGCAATCCGAAAAATCAAAGCAAACAGCATTTTACTGGACAGACATGATTGGTTCAGGCGCTAACAAGAAGCGTGAATTTACTGTTACAGATACAGGTAACAAATTTTATAGTTTAACAACAACATTTAACTTAACAACAATTAGTGCTCAAGCAGTTTATGTATATCACAACAATGTACAGATGTTACACGGACAAGATTATACATTTACAAGCGAAGGCTTTGTGCAAATTGCTACTGATTATGTTCTTGCTGTAGACGATACTATTACAATTTACGAATACGAATCAACAGATGCTTCGTTTATTCCACCTACACCAACAAAGTTAGGATTATATCCATTACACAAACCAGTAATATTTACTGACAACACATACAGTACACCGCGTGTGCTTATTAAAGGTCATGATGGTAGTGTTACTAAAGCATATCAAGATTACAGAGATGATATTCTTTTAGAAATTGAAAAAAGAATTTATAATAATGTCAAAGTAAGTTACGATATTAATATATTTGATATTGATAGTTTCCTTGGACATAAAACAAGAGATACAGGATTTACAAAACTCGATGCAGACGAGATTACTATTACTGACTTTGTTGAATGGTTGAGTATTGCAGGCGATCCTGATTACACAGATATATCATTTTACGATAGAGCAAATTCGTTTACATGGAACTATTCTATAATGGCTGATCCAGACGGAACTCCTTTACCGGGGTATTGGAGAGCAATTTATAAAGATTATCTAAGCACAGATACACCACACACAACTCCGTGGAAAGTTTTAGGATATGTAGATCAACCAACTTGGTGGGAAACAGTATATGGCCCAGCACCGTACACAAAAGAAAATTTAATTCTTTGGGAAGATCTTGAGAAGGGGTTAGTACGTAAGCCTAATAATCCTATTAGATACAAAACAAATTATAAAAGAAAAGATTTAACAAAATACATTCCTGTAGATGGACAAGGTAATTTAATAAGTCCATACGAAAGCGGATACGCATCAGGACTTATTGTTCCTGAAACAAATAACTCATTTGTATTCGGTGATGAATCACCTGTAGAAACTGCATGGCGAAGAAGTGCAGAATATCCATTTGCATTACTAACAGCATTTTTAATTCATCAACCTGCTAAGGTAATAGGTGTTGGATTTGATAGAGCGAGAATTAAGCGTAACCCAGCAGGCGGCATTGTTTATTCATCAACTGATAGACGTTTAGAGCCTAAGGATTTAGTATTTCCTAACACTGTAGAAGATACTACTCGTGTAACTACAGCAGGTCTTGTTAACTATATTTTCAACTATATTAATGCAGATGTAACAAAACTAAACAAAGAATATAGTGACAGTGTTAAAAAACTTGCAGTACAACTTGGATTTAAGATAGGCGGCTTTACTGAAAAGAATAAGTTTAAATTATTACTTGATTCAAGAACTCCTAATAATAAAGGAAACGTTTTTGTACCAGAAGAAAATTATAAAATTATTCTAAACACAAGTTCGCCAATTGACACTGTTTCTTATAGTGGTGTAATTATTGAAAAACGCACAGCAGGATTTGTTATCAAAGGGTATGATAAAAGTAAACCATACTTTGATTATTTCAAACATCTTGAACGTTCCGCTGACCCAGTTGTTAACGTAGGTGGTGTTAGTGAAAACTTCTTAGAATGGGTACCAGGAGAACGTTACCAAGCAGGACAAATTATACGAGTGTCCACTAACTTTTTCCGTGTACAGAATTCAGGAAGTTTTCAAACTATTACAGATGAAAACTTTGTTAAACTTGCTGAACTTCCAATGGAAGGTGGTAGAGAAGGAATTCTAAGACGAGCATTTGAAAGTACTACAAGTAAATTAAATTACGGTACAATGCTAAGAACTACACAAGATGTTATTGACTTTATATTAGGTTACGAACAGTACCTACTAAAACAAGGCTTTGACTTTAGTGGATTTAATAGAGAACTTGAAACAATTGAAAACTGGGAATTAAGTGCAAGAGAATTTTTATTCTGGACTACACAAAACTGGAGTGAGGGAGCATTACTTACTCTAAGTCCAAGTGCCAGTAACTTACAGTTTAGTAGAGATTATGCAGTAGTAGATAATATTTTTGATAACTTTTATGACTATACTTTATTAAAAGCAGATGGCGGCAAACTTAAAGAAGAATTTACAAATACACTACGTAGTAATCAAAACACGTTTGGACTAAAACTTAAAAACACTGCTGACGGAATCTATTTTTTAAAATTACCACTTGTACAAAAAGAACATGTTTGTTTAATTGACAACAAAACAGTATTCAATGACACAATTTATAATCCAGCACCTGGATACAGACAAGCACGTATTAAGATATTAGGTTATAGAAGTACTGACTGGAATGGCGGTTTAAATATTCCTGGGTTTACATACGATAATGTTGTGTGTAAAGATTGGGAAGAAAATACAGACTATGACATTGCTTCTGTAGTTCAGCAAAAAACATTTTATTATAGTGCAAAATATAGAATTCCAGGTTCAACAAAATTTGATGAAAAAGACTGGTATAAATTACCATACAAACCTAAATCAGAACTTGTACCAAACTTAGATTATAAAGCAAATCAATTTGCAGACTTTTATGATTTAGATACAGATAATTTTGACAGTGAACAGCAACGAATTGCACAACACTTAACAGGATATCAAAAGCGTAGTTATATAGAAAACATTATTAATGATGACGTTTCGCAGTACAAATTCTATCAAGGATATATTCAAGATAAAGGAACAATAAATTCATTAAGTAAATTGTTTGATGCTTTATCAAATACAGAAAACTCAAGTTTAGAGTTTTTTGAAGAATGGGCATTTAAAGTTGGTCAATATGGTGCCAACGGTGGCTTTGAAGAAATTGAATATAAACTGGACGAAGGTAAGTTTAGATTAAGTCCACAACCGTTTCAATTAGTACCAAACATTGATCCGTTGACCACTGATCTTGTTTATAGATATGCTCCATCGGAAGTGTACAGTAAACCAGACGATTACAATCATGCTCCGTTCCCAACAAAATACATTCCGGAAGAAGAGTCATATATTAAGACAGCAGGATACGTTGCTGATGCAGACGTTGAATTTAAAGTTACAAACTATGATGATATACTTGGAATTGATCCTAACACAATAGATGTAGGAAAATATATTTGGGTTGCTAAAAAAGGTCAAACATGGGATGTCTTGCGCCAAACAGAAACACCATTTAAAGTAAGTTCTATTGTAAATTCGGATAGTTCGGGTATGATAGAAATTACAACAGGTAAGGCACCTCCGTTTGTAAAAGATGATATTATCAGTGTACTTGGTACAGGTGATGTAGATAGATTCTTTAAAGTTCAAAGAACAAGTCTTAACACTATCTATGCTACAACATCAGTAGAACAACCAGACTTACCAGAAATTTCAGGATTCATTACAAAGTTAAACAGTGTAAGGGTTACCGATCTTAATGGTGTTAATGAAAAAATTACAAGAGACAATGTTAGTAATAATGAAAGAGTCTGGGTTGACCAAGACGAAAGTAGCAGATGGGCAGTTATAGAAAATAAAAACAAATATGCACAAAAGCAACAAATGTTTAGTAATAGTATTGAAGGTATTTTAGGTACTGACGATAAGAACTTTGGAACAAGTATTAGTGCAAATGCAACTAACAGCATTATTCCAATTGGTGTACCAGATGAAACAGAAAATGGTAGAGTAGACATCTACTTTAGAGCATCAGAAAACCTTAAGGCTGTACAGTCTCAAATACTTGATGCACCTACAGGCTTTATGACAAGTGGCGAAAATAGTTTTGGTCAAAGTACAAATATTTCCACAGATGGTAAATGGTTAATTGTTGGTATGCCGTATGCTTCTAATGTTAAGTCTTTCTACAAAGGCAACTTTAGTAATTCTACTACTTACGCACAATTTGATACTGTAAAATATACAAATCAATATTGGAAAGCAAAAACAACAGTTGAGCCACAAGATCCAAGTTTAGAATATCAAACATTTAGTTCACATTTACAAGCACTTGTTAGTACATTAGAAAATAATGTGTACAGCAACTTATACTTTATATTAAGAGGTAACTTTAGTTTCCCTGAAGAGTTAACAGATCACATGTTAATTAGAGCACCTAAAGGACAATACGATGGAACAGAAGTAGGCGATAAGTTACAACTATTATGGAATGACATTAACACAAGATATCCAAGTGGTGTAGCGCCTTTTAATAATGATCCATTAATGACTAAGGCATTTTTAGATGGTGAACATGCTATTGTAGAAAAAATTGATGATATATTATTAATTGATAACACACAGGCTATTCCAAGTGTAGGAGAAACAATTAGTAGTGCAACAGCAGTTGCAGTTGTTACTAAGGTAGATACTACAGGTGATAATAGAAGTTTAATTTATGTTAAAGATACAAACGGGGTGTTTGAGTCAACAGGAACATTATTTGTTGGTGATATTCAAATAGGCGCATTTGAAAGAGCAGTACAACAAGAAGAAACTGTATTAGGCGGCTGGTGGCAAATTGCTGGACCAAGTGCAAGTTTTACTTCAACAACTACTATTGAAACTAAGCCGTATCTTGTTATTGAAGACATTATTAAAACAGGTGTTACCCGCAACAAACAATACTATGAAAATGTATTAAGAATTGAAGATGACTTAACAGATAGCAATCCTATTACATCGAGCTGGATTGAAACTTTAACATATTTGGGTGATAGCGGTGACGTACTTTCAGACAAGTGGGTATTTAGAGCACCGGCATCATTTTGGACAAGCGGCATTTCTTCTGGAGAAACTTTTAACTTCTTCTTTAATGAATATGCAACAGCAGATGGATTAATACAAAGTCCAAGTGTAATAAGTCCAGAGATAACACATGACTATCTAAACAGAACAGAGCATACAGTTTATGATATATGGAACGGCTGGCTGGAAATAAATCTTACAGCATTTGATGACAGAGGTTCGCCTACACCAGGTGATGCTGATTATAATCCTAATTACGGGCAACCTTTTATTCCTATTGTTGGAGATATACTACAAGACAATGACACACTTGCAAGAGCAGAAGTTACCCAAGTAGAAAAACTGTTTAACACTTGTAGAGTATGGGTTAAACAAGTTTTAGGTAGATTCAAATACGGATCTACTAACAGTGATATTACAAGTATAAGCATTGACGGCGGCTCACAAGGCGAAGGCGTTGTAAGACTTATGGGTACACTTAATACCAGAGTGTTGCCTGACTTTAATGTCAACGGTGATCCAGAAACTGCCAGCGACGGCCCAATTATTGTTGTACAAAACAATACAAACTTAACAACAGGCTCAGCAAGAACATTACAAGGGTTTGAATACTGGATTTATGACAGTGTAGAACAGTCAGGTATTTCAAGAGATGCAAATCCTCCAAGTAATACTAATAATGATTGGGAAAGAGTTTACAATATTACTGCAGACTCGTCTGGTACAGCAAGTGCATTAACAAGACAAGGTGCATATGCTATCTACGAAAGAAATACAAGTAACTTCTATAATTTACATAACATTTATATTATGCCAGATGCGGCAGATAGTAGACATTTAGGCGCAACAGTTGAAATGGTTACACACAATGACGGAACTTATACTGCATACTTGTTAAGCAAAGGTAACGGAACGTTTGTCCAACCAGGTAGAATTAATGTTATAAAATATGATAAAATTAAGGGTTGGATTTTAGGACAAGATGTAGATTACAAAGGTGACTTTAGTACGTCTGTAACTTACAAACAAGGCGAGTATGTAAAATACCTTGGATTAATTTATCAAGCACAAACAAATATTATTGCAGGTGCATGGAACGCATCAAATTGGACTGTAATTACAGAAGGTATTGACCTAAATGGTTACTTACCAAACGATACAGGATTTATTATTGGCGATGACAGTGCAATTCAAAACGATAACTTATATGAATTTGGTACAGAATACGGAGTTAGCAGTGACGGAGAAGTATTAGCAACTATTGTTAAGTACGGTGACACTGTAGATAGTTCCATTAATACACCAAAGTTAGCAATTTATAGAAAAGTATTAGGACACTTCCTGTTTAGTCAAGTAATTGATGCTTATGCGGCAGACATTGGCTTTGGAAGTTCTGTAACAGTTTCCAATGATGGTAGATTTGTTGCAGTAGGTGCTCCTAAGTACAGCGACAAGTATGTAAACCAAGGTACAGTATTCATTTACGAAAGTATTAATGGTACATATCAAATGGTACAACACCTAACTGGACCTAAAGGAATTGCAAATGAGAAGTTTGGTACTGTTGTTAAGTACGGAACTGATAGACTTGCAGTACATTCAGCAGGCGGCGACCTTACAAGTATTACAGTATTTGACGGCGGTATAACAAACTTTGACAACGGAACTACATTATTCAATACATCACTTATTGATACTGGTGAAGTATTTGTTTATGAACTATTAGGTAACAGATATGTATATGCAGACAAGTTAGAATTTGCAGATCGTAAAGCATTATACTTTGGTAGAACAATGTTTATCAACGGTAATCACATTTATATAGGTATACCAACATATAGCAGAGATGATAACAACAGTAAAGGAACAGTTTTAGATTATAGATCAATTCCTAATACTAAACTATGGGAAAAAATTAGAGCTGAAAGACCATTAGTTGACCTTAGTCGATTTAAAGGTATTAGTTTGTACAATAAGAATACAAATCAGGTTACTGAATATCTTGATTACATTGATCCAGCACAAGGAAAAATTGCAGGAGCGGCTGAAGCAGAGTTAACATTTAAAACAACATATGATCCTTCAACATATAACGTAGCAACAGATACATCTGTCGTAATAGACGAAACAATGTTTGACACAACAAATACTGTTGGTAAATTATGGTGGGATATTGATGCTGTAAGATTTATTAATCCGTACAGTAACACAGGAAATATCTTTACTACAAGTAATACAATGAATTCAGTGTTCCCAGGAACAGAAGTTGAAGTTTACGAATGGGTAGAAAGTGATTTATTACCAAGTGAATGGGACGAACAAGCGGATACTGAATCAGGATTAGCATCAGGAATCAGTGGTAAATCAAAATACGGCGACAATGCTTATAGTTCAAGACGTGTTTATGACGACCAAGCACAAAAATTCACACTTAATTATTACTACTGGGTACGTAATAAGAAAACCACACCAGATGCACCAGGAAGAACAATTAGTGCCGCTGATGTACAAGAGTTAATTAGAAATCCATCAGGCACAGGGCTAAAATTTGCAACTATGCTTGATAAGAATGAATGGACATTACATAACTTACAAAGTTCTATTACAGGTAATGACACTGTTCTTAAATTTGCATATTGGAATATTAAAGAAACTGATAAAAATGTACACAATCAATATAAGATTATTACAGACGGTTTAGAAACAAGTGTTCCTAAAACAGATTTAGAACGCAAATGGTTTGATAGTTTAATTGGATTTGACGAGCAAGGAAGATCAGTACCAGACAGAGACTTAACTGACAAAGATAGATACGGTATTCTTAATGAGCCAAGACAAACAATGTTTGTTAACAGGATTGAAGCATTAAAACAACTTGTTGAACGAGTTAATACCTCACTAAAACAAAAAATCTTAATTGACGACTTTGATTTAAGTGATTTAGAATCTAACGATCCTATTCCAACAATAGCATCAAGAAAATTTGATAGACAAATTGACAGTAACACCGAATTACAGTTTATACCAGCAGGTAGACTTAAACAAGCAACAATTAATTTAACTATTCGAGATGGTAAAGTGTTAAGAGCAGATGTTACTGAACAAGGATACGGTTACAAATCAGTACCAACAGTAGCAATTACAACAGTATCAGGCACAGGCGCTACAGTTACTCTTACAATGAACAATGTAGGACAAATTACAGGTGCAACAGTTGTTAAAAGTGGTAATAACTATGCCGAAACAGATACTATTAGAGTAAGACCATTTACAGTTCTTACAACAACTGACACAACATACGAAAACAAATGGTCATTGTATGAATATGTTGGCGGTACAGTAGTTTGGAATAGAATTAAAAGTCAACGATATGATGTAAAACCGTATTGGAGTTACATTGACTGGTATGCTACAGGTTATAATACCTTAACAAAGGCAGACTATATTATTGACGAAACTTATAAGTTAGAATCACTACAAGATACGTTTGGTAGTATTATTAAAATCAATAATGTTGGCTCAGGCGGTTGGTTACTGTTAGAAAAAATAGATAACCAAGCAAATGCAGATTATACAGTTAACTATAAAACTATTGGTAGACAAAATGCAACAATAGAATTAGATAAATCACTATATGATTTCAGCGATGAACTAATTGGTTACGATTCATTTGGTTATGATGACAGTGCATTTGATTTACAACCAATTGATGAAATGCGTATTATCTTAAAAGCATTAAGAGATAAAATATTTATTGACGAACTTGCTATTGATTACAATAAACTGTTCTTTGCACAAATGCGTTACATCTTATCAGAACAAAAATTTGTTGATTGGATGTTTAAAACATCATTTATCAAAGCAAAACATAATATTGGTAAACTAAGAAAAGACATTACATTTAATAATGACTTTTTATCAAGTTACGAAGAATATGTAAAAGAAGTTAAACCGTATAAAACCAAAATTAGAGAATACCTAAGTACATACGAAGGTGACGATACAGCAGGTAATGTGGTTACTGACTTTGACCTACCACCGGTATACAGTGATATAGCAGGAAGAATTATTCCGCAAACAGTTAGAGTAGTTGATGATGAAATACAGTCAGCATCAAATTTAACAACGTATCCAAATAAACATTGGAAAGATAATGCAAGTTTCAAACTTAAAGAAGTAGATATTTTTGATGCAGGTAAAGGTTATGAAAATGCACCCGGTGTAGAGTTTGTTGGAGGCGGCGGCACAGGAGCCAAAGCAACAGCATATGTTGGCGGCGGAAAAATTACAGAAATTAAAATAACAAATGCGGGCCAAGGGTATGTTTCCGCACCCACAATAGTACTTAACGGTGCAGTAACAGATGGCGGCACTGTTGGTAAAGCAAGTGCAATTATAGGCAATTCAAATCTAAGAACTACACACATGACTGTTAAGTTTGATAGAGTAACAGGAACATTCTTTATTACAACACTTGCAGAAACAGAAACGTTTGTAGGTACAGGCGGCAAGTATAACTTTAAACTAAAATGGCCAATGGACGTTAAAGCAGATCAAGTATCAGTAACGGTAGGCGGTATTGAAGTATTACCAAGTGGGTATACAATTTCAAATATTACTGACAGTACAGGTAGAACATATAATCGTAGTGTAGGACAAATTACATTTACAACACCTCCGGCTAATAACAGTAATATATCAATTGATTATAAGAAAGAAATTTCATTACTAACTGCACAAGATAGAATTAATTTATTTTACAATCCAACTACAGGACAGTTAGCAAACGATCTTGGACAGTTGTTGGACGGTATTGATTACGGTGGAGTTCAAGTTAAGAGTTTCGACTTTGGTGGCGGATCTGGTTGGGGAACAGAAGGTTGGTTTACAGGTGCATATGATTCATACGACAATACATACGAAGATGAAGTAATTCGTTTAGATGGAAGTACAATTAGTGTAACACTTTCTAAAGCATTAGAGAATGGTATTGAATATAATGTTTACTTGAATGGTGTACGTATTGACGATCCAAATTATCCAAGCAATCCAACTAATCCAAACGCAAGAACTACAACACTAACAGGTGACGGTACAACAAAAACTATCTTCCTTGATAATGATGGATTAGACATTAACGGTGTTAACAGTCCAGGGGCTGATGACGTCTTAATATTTAGAAAAAATACAAGTGACGGTTCGTTTGTACCTGATCCAAGAGCATACGATACATTAGTACAAGGTGGCGACTTAGCATATGCAAGTGCAACAGGTATTAATCCAGAAGATATTAATATTGACGGCGATGGGTTTGTAACACAGTTAACAAGTAAAGGACCTGAAGAACAAGTACCAGGACAAGTTTTAGATACTCTTGATATGAAAATATATGACAGAGTAGGAAGTGGTGCAAGTGTTATTAAAAGTGTTGCACACATTGGTGATGGTACAACTACAGTATTTGCTTACAACGGACAACCACAAACTAAAGATGCATTAATTGTTAAGATTAATAATATTATTCAATTACAATCTACATACACAGTTGACTACAAAAATAAAACTGTTACAATGACTGCACCAGCATTGAATCAAAGAGTGAACCTTATTACAATGAGTGGTAACGGTGATAAGATTCTTGACTTGGATACATTTACAGGTGACGGTTCAACAATACAATTTGTTACAAATGTTGACTGGAGAACAGATATTAGTAGCATTGTAACTGTTAATGGTGAAAAACTAAGTTACGTTTTAGAAACTACAGACAGTTCTTATGATACTGCCAACAAAGCAGTAATTACATTTGGTGAGGCACCGGCTAACGAAGCAGTAATTAACTTTGGAATATATGCAAGTTCAGCACAAACGTTTAGTGAAATTAAAACAGACAATTTGGTTGCAGACGGAAGTAGTACAAGTTATGAATTAAGTGTAACACCGTTTAGTAGTTTACCTTCAAGTCATAACATGATTGTAAGAGTTTCAGGTTCAGGATCAGCAGATGCAGAATACAACAACGGAGCAATTAGCAATGTTACTGGAGATGGTAGTGATTTCTTCAAACGTGAAGTTACAACTAACGGTGTAAGAATTATGGGTGCTGGCACAGTAGGCGGCCAAACAGCAGTTCCAGATGCGTGGTTAGAAAAAGTTGCTCGTATGTTTGAATTATTTACAGACTCAACTGGTGCAGGCATTAATTCAACATTCCAAAGAGCGTTAATTAAAACATTAAGTGGTGACGCAGGAACTTATCACGCAGGACTTCCAACTATACAAAGAGTAGCAAGAGGTGCCGGTGCTGATTATTCCACAAACTTTTTAACAGATCCAGGAATTGTGTTCTGGAACTTAACAAACTTGTTTGATA